TTACGCAGCTTTGATGGTGTCGATTGCTACGACCATCATTCCCGTCAGGTGCCAAATTGCCGCCATCAGTATGCCCATATTAAACGCAAACTCGTTGGCGCAGCTCTGCTTGAAGAACTCGCCTTCGAGGAACATGCAGGATCCCTTGCAGAGCTGAACGACAGGGCATGCCATGCATTCGTCTCGGAAGGCAAAATGCGTCGAGGTGTCGAGCGCGATGTCCTCAAAGGCCTCCACATGACCGATCTTATGCTCGCCCTTTGCCCCGGTGTTTTGGCAAGTCATTACGTTGCCGCGGAGATCGACGGCGATGGTGTCTTCGCGGTCCATTCCGCATTTCTGCCCGAGGCCATCAATGCTGCGGCGCCGTTGGATCGATTGGTAGAACTCGTCGATCCGGTCTCCGAGCCCAAAGGCTTGTGGGTCGTTTGCCAAGGCCTCAAATATTGACTGCGTAAGGCCTTGGAGCTGGGCCGGCTCAAATCGTCCTGTGCCGAGCGCAGTGGCCGCGTCATAGACGTTCACAACGCCCTCGAGGCCTACAAAAGCCTCAGGGCCCACCTTGTCGGCGAACCAATCGCGCAGCGCTTGCAGGTCATGGTGCTGCTGGGTGATCACGGCGTTAAAGCCGACCATTCCCGGCCGCTCGGCCAGCAGGGCATCGATCCAGCGGCGCTTTTGAGGATCGTCCAAGGGATCAGGCCCGCGCAAATGCTGTCCCGGTCCGTCGTGAGAAATAGTGATGCCGATGTCGTACTTGGCGATGAAGTCGAGTTTTTCGCGGTCAAAGAGCGAGCCGTTGGTGATGATGGAAAACCGGGCGTCGGGGAACCGTTCGGCGAGAGCCGGCAAAAGGCGTTTGATTTTTGCCCAGTAGACAAAAGGCTCGCCGCCCCAAACCTCGATCTGCTCTGGTGCGTCCGTCATCCACCCCTCAAGCTGCGTGAGGAAGTTTTCAACGTCGCTGAGCTTTGAGATGGTCGCGTCGGAGATCTGGAAGGCTTGGTTGCAATAGCTGCACGCGTAATTGCACGACAGGCCAAGCTGAATTTTCAGCACACGAGGCGCACGAGATTTGCCGAGGGGCTTGTCTTTGGCCACTTTCGGTACCGAGGGAAACTTGCCGGGATCAACCGGCAGGGGCAGCCCGTCGCATTCGGAAGTGTGAGCGTTGTAGCGGATGGAACTTCTGGTGCCATCAGGCGCCTCTAGGGTGAGATCAAACCACATCAGTCAAAAAGCCTTTCCTCAAGGTCGTCGGGCAGGTTGACGCGGAAGTTTGCGACGACCTGCACATGGGGCGTGCAGCCCTGATAGGGGTGCTGGTTGTGAGGGATATGTGAAGGGAAAAACACCGAGAGCCCGGGGCGCGGGTTTACGGAGTATCCATGGCGCTGCTCGTAAGGGAGCCGGCCTTCGTCAAAGTAGCGCGATGGGTCCTCGATCACAAAGCGGGGGGTGCCAACGCTATTGATCGGCTGACCCGCTCCGCCTCCGGTCAGGAAGTGCACGCAGGTCAGATCGCCTTCTCGGCTGTCCTTATGAGTGGAGATGAACCCGTCGGGCGCAATGACGAGCGCACGGTTCTCACAATGGTCGGGATCGAGGTAGGAAGAGCAAGGTCCGAGCACTGCCCGCGCGCAGGTAAAGAGATGCGCCTTCAGGGCCTGACCGGCCTCGCTCCGTTCCAAGATCCCGCGCACCCGCCGCTTGGATGCGCTGAGCGCATCTGTCGTCTCCGCATTACCCACCGCCGCGATCGCCTCCGCCGCCAGCTGGCGGTTCACCGGCCAATCAACCGGCGTCTCAAAGAAGCTGATCCTTGTAGGCCAGAGCTCAAGGTTTGTGTTCTTCACCTCCATCCTCAGCACCGGCAATTGCAGTTGCAATTAAAACTATAGCGGTTGGCCGCCACTGTTACTGCGCCTGAGGTGCCGCCGCCCGAGAGGCTGTGTACGGCGCAATTGACGACGCAGTTGCAATTCCCACCGTGGCCTTGGACGATCCGTGGAAAATGATATCCCCCACTCCCCGGTGTGCCGTTGCTCACGGTCACAGACGTGATGTCACCGGCTCCAATGGCGGGCTTGTTGGCGATGCGTGACCAATCGACGGTGCCGCTGTCGCTAATGACGATGGTTGAGCCGACTTTGTAAGCCATGGGGGCCTCCTTACGTTTGATGGGCTAGGATCTCGGAAAGGCCAGCCTTGCAGTGAGAATTGGGAAGTTCGAGCGAACACAGGACCGGAATGCACATCCGCTCCGCGCCCTCAAAATATGTGCTGTCATGGGGCACATGGCCCTCGAAGATCAGCATGGAGCCTGTGCGCGGCTCCACCGCATACCAGCCGCCGACGTAGGCTTCGGGATTGCGACAGGGCCAGAGCCTCTTGCCCACATTCGCGGGATCGTAGAAGCGCACCGCCCCGCGATGCAGGGACGTGTCCGGGCAATCCGCGTCTAACGTGACCCGCGGGTAGTAAGTGCAGACAATGTCGGTCTGGATGTGCGTGTGGGTGTTGATGCCTACGTTCTCGCGATTAGCGCGGCGCTGCCAGAAGGTGTCTGACATCATGGCGATCTCGCCCGTGTGATCATAGTCATAAGCCAGTTGTAGGTATTCTCGCACGGCGGCTGAGACCATTTCTGCAAGGGCCGCCACTTCTGGGCCTTTACGGTCCATCAGAAAGTTGTGGCGCAGATGGCCAAGGTGGTTTGTCTGATCCCCCACATTACGCCCGTCACCGGCGTCTTGAATACGGTTGGCCACAGCGTCCTCGGCCGCCAGCGCGTATAGCCGATCGTTGAAGCCCTCGGGCATCTCCCAGTGCTTGTGTATGACGAAGGCGGGATAGATCAGCTGGAGCTCGGTGGTGGTCTCGATTTGCATCAAACGACCTCCACCATGACTTTGCCGATGGAGGTGTAGTGCTCGGTGTTGATCTTGACCGCGATCTGATCGCCGGGGCGGAGGCCCAGAGCCTCAATCGCAAAGCTGCCCACACCGTCTTCATTCGTTACCAATCGCCGTTTGGGCAAATAGCCGGCGTCGCTGTCGAGCTTCAGTGTCAGAGCGTGGGGGCAGGGCGCCCCATCCCTATTCCACTTCAACGCAATCGGCATCTCTACTCGCCCGCCGGCCGGAACCGTAACTGCTGCGGTCGCCACCGCATGGAAGTAAAACTGCTTGAACCACTGCCCATCATTCGGGATCGTTGCGTCATCGATCCGGCCAGCAACGGTGGTGCCGTTCAGCAAGATCGGGTCTTGGTCGCATAAGAGCTCCACCCGGGTCCCAGTGAGCGGCCCCGCAATCGGCATAAAGATGACGAGGGCGTTTGAGGCTTGGGTGCGGGCCCGGTGCCGGAAGGAGGTGTCGACCTTCTCACGCGCGGACCTGGCAAAGCGGTTGCGCCAGGGCAGGGGAAAGCCCGCATTGTCGGTCATAATGTCGATGAGCGCGTAATCGGTGATTTCATCGTGGCCGACCATGCCGTCGAGGAAGATGTAGGAGCGGCCTTTGTAGACCGCGCCATGGGGGCATCCCGGCAGGTCGGGCACAAAGACGCCATTGCCCTCCAGATCGACAAATCCGGCCTTGTTTAAGCTTTCCTGCGGCTCCTCGAGCGCCTCCTTCAAATCTTGCCAAGCAATCTCGCCAATATAGTCAGGCGCGACTTGTCCCTCTTGGCATGGCTCAAAAACAACCATGCCGGCGTAGGTATCCTGAACATCCACCGCGTAATGAAGGCGCGCAGACGTGTTGTAGATGACGTGCAATCCCGTCTCGATCATGGGGTGGTCCTTTTAAGCTGCTCGACCTCGGCTGCGAGGTCTTTGATGGCTTCGACGAGAAGCCCGACGAGGTTGCCATATGCCAGCCGCAGCACGCCCTCTGCCTCGATGACGGCTTCTGGGGCTACCGCTTGGACATCCTGAGCGATCAGGCCGATTTCTCGGCTTCCGCCCTCGATCATGTTGTAGGTAACGCCTTTGAGCGCCTGCACCTTTTGGAGCGCGTCAGCGATTGGTGTGACGTTTGTCTTCAGACGCGCATCGGAGGACGACACGAAGTTCGGGGCCGTTACGGTGCCGGAAAAAGTGGCGCCAGACAGCCGCGCAAAAGCGCTGGCGTGACTGCCATCCAAGAGGTCCGCATCAATCCCGGAACCAGATCCATCCACGGTTTTCAGCTTGTCGCGCACTTGAGCGGCTGTGTCTGGCGATCCGTTTGCACCCGCGGGACCTTGGGGGCCAGCCGCACCGGTCAGCCCAGTCGGGCCTCGCGGGCCCGTTGGTCCGGCTGGACCGGTTGCGCCTTGAGGACCCGCTGGACCGGTTGCGCCGGTGTTGCCTTTGGGACCGGTGGCGCCTGATGCACCTGTAGCGCCCTTCAAGTTTACGTAAGCGCCCCAAGTGGTGCCGGTGTGAAACCGCAGACTTGTCCCAGACCACTGATGCGCTGGCGTTGGACCAGTTGCACCTGCCGGGCCTTGCGCGCCCATGGCACCTGTCGGCCCAGTCGGACCTCGCGAGCCTGTTGCTCCAGTGTTGCCTTGGGGGCCGGTCGGCCCAGCCGCACCAGTCGCGCCTGTGGTCCCTTTGAGATTTACGTAGGCCCCCCAAGTTGAACCGTTAAAAAAACGGAGGCTTGTACCGGACCATTGGTGGGCGGGGGTTGGCCCCGTAGGACCTGTCGCGCCTTGAGGCCCCGCGGCGCCGGTGCTGCCTGTATTTCCCTTTGGGCCGGTTGCGCCGGCTAGGCCTTGTGGCCCAACTGGTCCAATAGGCCCCTGCGGCCCAATTGGGCCTGTGGCACCCTGCGGCCCGGTTTGGCCAAGCTCAATGATGCTTTCCGAAACTGCCACTCGCTTGAGAAACAACTTACCATCCCGGACGTTGACCGCGAGCTCACCCTCTCCCAATTGGGCCGTGCTCGGAACGCGCCCCGCAACGGTTGTGCGCTTAAGGCTGATGGTGTTTGTCATCGCGCATCCTCCTTGAACTTTTCGAATTCAGACGAGAGCTCCTTAATCGCCTCGACCAAGAGCCCGACGAGGCTCCCGTAAGCGACCCGCAGCAGGTCATCGACTTCAAAGACGGCCTCGGGGGCGACGGCCTCCACATCTTGTGCGATGAGGCCCATTTGACGGCCTGTGCGGTCGTTCATCAAAAAGGTTGCCCCGGTCAGACGCTTAACCTTCTCAAGCGCGTCGGGGATCTCGGCAATGTCAGACTTCAGGCGAACATCAGACGAAGAGACAAAGTTTGGCGCCGTCACGACACCGGAAAATGTCGCCCCTGAAATCTGAGCGAAGTCAGCCCCGTGCTTGCCATCCAAAAGGTCAGCATCGAGCCCAGAGCCCGCCCCATCGAGGCCTTTAACTCTGTTGAAGACGTCCTGCGACGACAACGGCGGCGGGGTCGCATCGACTATAGTCTCCGTGCCGTTGATGTTGCGCTTAAAGAACATCTTGCCGTCGTGCGTGTTGACCGCCAGCTCCCCCAGCTCGAGCTGGGACGTTGTTGGAACCTTGCCCGGCACGGCCGAGCGCCGCATTTTAATCGTGCTTGCCATATGGCTGCCCCCTGGTTTTCCGCATGTGGGATGACAGGGGCTTTAGCCGGCCCCTTTGTTTGGCTTCAAAATGTTCCGAAGTCGAAGTTGATGCCGTTGATTGCGCCGCCCGAGATCGAGACGCTGTTTGAGGACTGCGTTGCCATCGTCCCAAGACCAAGATTTTCTCGCGCGGCTCCGGCGCTGGTCAGGTCTGATAGGTTGGACGACTTGGAGAGCTTTGAGGCCAGACCGTTTGTCACGGTTGCCGCAAAATCCGGGTCGTCGCCCAATGAGGCAGCCAGCTCGTTGAGCGTATCCAGCGCACCCGGGGCAGCATCGATCAGTGCGCTAATTGCGGCCTGCACGAACGCGGTGTTGGCGATCTGGGTGGTGTTGGTTCCTGCGGCCGCATTTGGTGCGGTTGGCGTCCCAGAAAGCGCAGGAGACGCTAAAGGCGCCTTGGCGTTAATCGCGGCCTGCAAACCTGAAACGTCGCTAATCGCGTGCCCGTGGCTGTTTGCGGCTTTGCCGTCTAGCGCTCCTTGCAGCCCGGAGACGTCAGAAATGTTGTGCCCGTGGCTTGCATCAGCTTTATCCGCAAGGCCGTTATCAAATTGGGCTTTGCGCACAAGGTCTGTGGAGCCCGAGGCATCCTGTGACGAGCGCGGCGCCGACGAAAAGGTCTTGCGACCGCTGATCGCCTGCGAGGTTGTGGCATCGACAAAGGCACCGCGCCCTGCGACGGGGACAACAGAAGTCGCACGGCCCGAGCCATCATCACCTTTACCGATGTAGAGCGTGTCATCGACCTCGTTGTGGGCAACTTCGCCTGATTTGAGGGATGCGGGCGCTCCCGCGTTGCCGGATACTCGGCGCTTAAACTGGATCGTGTTGGCCATCAGAAAAAGCCTCCGTTAATTGGTGCATCGGTTGGAAGAATTGTAATGCCCGGGTCGCCGCGTTCGCCCTGTGGCCCCGTCTTGCCGTCTGGGCCCGGAAGGCCAAGAATTTTGACTTTGCTTGCGGCTTGCGCAACACGCACCTTGACGCGAGAAACAAGGACCGGCCCGGTTGAAGAGAAAACTTGGATTTCGTCAGTCATTGCGCCCCCCGTGTCACTGGGAGCATCACCGGGACCTCCACAAAGAAATTCAGGTGCAACTGCGGTGACAAATCCTCCCGCACGACATCAAAGATCACGCTGCCTGGCCGGATGCCCGCGGTGTCGGCCGCAGAGATCACAATTCTGATTTCCCTGTCTGAAAGGCGCACGATCCCGCCGTTGTCGGAGGTGAGATCAGAAGCGATCTGATCGGAAGAGATCTTCTCCCGAACATGCGCCCGGAACTTACCCGCTTCTGGAAACAACGCCGCGTCTGCCTCAATTTCTAGCGTGTAGGCGTAGCCAATCAGGATGGCGGGGCCTTCGAAGGTGTTCGTGGTCATGGTTCCCATCCGCAAATTTGCTCGCCCAGCTCGTTGTGAGCCACAATTTGCCCCAATGTTGCGTTGGTGAGCCGGTCATTTATTGAGGGCCGAATTGGGTCAGCCCAGTCGCATTCACTCAGAAGGGGGCGAAGGTCTTTGCATCCAGCGGTCAAGCCGGCGCTTAAGATCAGCAAGATCTGCGTTAAGCACCTCATGGCGGGTCTCCTTTGCGGTCTGCATCGCACGGATGCGCGCATCAGCTTTCCGAATTGCGAGCTCGGCTTCGGCCTCAAGGCGGCCTTTGCGAACAATCGCCATGGCGGCGAACGCAACGGCTGCTGCTAGCCCGATCCAGAGAGCCGTCTTTCGCCCAACTCCGAGCAAGAACTTTGTGATTATGACGTTCATAAGGTCCGCCCCGTTTGGTGATCTTCAATGCGCGCGTTTCGCGCCTTCAACGCGTAGAGGATCAGGCCGATGAACACGGCCGCACCGACCCAAGGCAGTGCCGCCGGGAGCCAAGCATCGAGGCCCAACGCGACAAGAACTCGGCTCGTCATATCGCGGGCGCTTTCTGCCTCATTTAACGCTGGGGCGATTTGAGAGCCGACGGAGCCACCAGCGCCGCACAAACCCAGACCAATTTGGGCGTTTGACGCTGCAATGATGCGGCTGTTAGCCGGCATGCCGGTCTGGCGCTTTTTTGAAATCACTCGGGCTTGAGCACTTTGCAGGGCATCCGAAAGCGTCCCGTCAATGATCGGAACGAGAGGCAAAGCATTTTCGTCACGAAACGCGAGGATTGCAGCCCGTGTTCGTGGACCGAGCACACCATCAACCTCGTCCACCTCGTGGTAACCAAGCGCACGCAAGCGTGTCTGCACACTATAAATGTTCATCGTGGCCGAAGGCGCGACATTGCCGGCCCGGCGAATGCCCAAAAGCCTTGAGGTGGCGTATCTTTTCACGTTGACCGCGTCCGCTTGATTGCCACCAAGCACTTCAATGGACGCCTCGCCGACTGCCCGAACGAAGAAGGCGACATGACCCTGCCAGCCGCTTGGATCGCCGCGAGAAAAAACAACAATGTCTCCCTCCTGAGCCTGCGACAACTCCACTGGCACGCCCCAATCGAGATAGGATCGTGCGTTAAGCTTTCGGGTTGAGCGCAATCCGGCTTGCTCAATGCAATGGCCCACAAACGCTGCGCACCAAGCGACGGCATCATGCTCGACCCAATCGTGGCCGACTGTCGCGTACATCTGGAGAATTGTGGGATTGTTAGCCGCATCAGGCCCCTCTGTGGTGCCGATGTAGCTCTGGGCGATCTGAAACGGTGTCATGTGATCTCCAAATACCTCAACAGGCCGCCAAAACGGGCGCTGGAGGCTGGTTGCAGACTTTGTTTAGGGTGCGTGGCGTGGAAGGCGTGTGCGGAGCTTTAGCAGAGCCTTTAACGCCGCGAATTATGGGACCCATCGGAAAAACGGTCGAGCAGAAACTCGTAGAGCCGGTCGATCTTGCCCTCAATTCCATCAAAGCGTTTCACGATGGCCGGCTGATCGATTTTGGCGACCTCGATCTCAAGTGCGACGACCCTGCCACGAATGTCGCTGACATCGGTTTTGATCGTTTCAATTTCGCGCTCGGTCGTGTCGTCTTGCGGCCGGATGGTGCGCCATAGCTTGACGATCGCCAATAAAGCGCCGGCTAAGCCGCCAAGCCCGATAATGAAGTAAATCACCGCTGGGATGCTACCGACCCAATCCTGCCCCATGCCTAATTCCTTTGTCGTGAAGTGCCCGCTTGCGCGGGGAATTGGGGCCGGTCGAGCTGCGCCGGCCCCACGATCGCCTGTCGCTAAACGGCAACGCATCCTCTTGGTGAGTGAAGAGCGGCCGCTTCAATAGCCGCCGCCATCCAGAAGCGCTTCAAAGACACTGTCGGAGCTGTCCCGGTAACGGAGCGTTGGCGGGTTGGTGCTTGTATCCAGCCAAAGCATGCCTGGGGCCGTGCCTCCGGGTTCCTGCGCGCCTGAGCTTAGGGTTTGCAGGGCCGCGATGACCTGATTGAGTTGGGCCCGGACTGCGGCACCGCTATCATTGACGATAATAAAGCTAGGCACTTGGGCCATTATGCCACCTCATCCGCTATGAGCCGCAATTCTGAAACGATTGGCGTGAACGCCGGGTCGTTTGTTGAAAGCCGGGCCCTGGCTTCAACCGCCCAGGCCTCGATCTCGCTGTTGTCGATCCGCCCCCAAGGCCCCCAAGCGGGGTTTGGTTGGCTTGGATCGTCGTCGGTCTCTCTGACTTCAAGAACCACGTCGATTTCAGCGCCGGCAGACCCATCAAAATCGGCCCACGTGTCGATGTAGGCTGCCCGATCATCGATGAAGTCCGATAGAGCTGCTGCTCCGACCAGAATATCTGACCGCAAACGGATGTGCTTTAGCGCGCCAAAATCAAGGCGACCCGAGAAGTTGTAGAGCCCTTCGGTTGCCGAAACGATAGGTGAGCCAGAGGCATCCAATCCTGTCGCCAGCCGCAGCGTATTAGCCGCTTCGACAACTCCAACTTTGGCCCCAGAAAAGCCCGGGTCTGCTGCGAGAGTGTTGAGCTGGGAAAAGCGCAGGATCTGCACACCCTTGGTCGAGACCGAAGTCACCGGTCCTGCGCGCCCCTCACTATCGACTGCCCGCAGCAGATAGCGGCCCGGCTTGAGGGGCACGACCGCAATCGCCTCGCCCCCTGAAACCTGATCCATCAGCGTTGAATTGGCCCAAGAGGAGCCGACTTCCTTGCTATGACGGATAAGAACGTTTCCACCGACGCGAACATCGACATCAACGGACCTTTGCCACTTTAGAATGGCAAGGCCGCCCGCGCTTTGAATGGTCAAGTCCTGCAAAATGGCCGGGGGTGCGGTTAAGCCGACCACCTCGCGGGCACCCTCTCTCCAGATCGAGGAGACACCAGCCACCGAAATTGCCTTGACCCGGAATTCCCATTGGCCGGGGGCAATGTCGCGCAACTCCATTAAAGTGCCTGTTGTTCGCCCGTAGTCTTGCCACTCGCCGCCATTACGCCGCGCTTCAAACTGGTACGTGTCCACAAAGCCGCTCTGCGCCACGTCCCAAGTCACGCGAAGCAAAACTTTAACGGCCGAACCGTCTCGTGTGACGTAGAGCTCCTCGGCACCTGAAGGCCGGCCGGGAGGTGGCACATCAAAAGCCGAGGGCAGGTTTGTGCGCGGCGCGGCTGCATAGATTTGCTCCTCAGAAGCCGACCAATCGTAGACCAGCGGAGAGGTTTCGCGCAGGATCAATTCCGGTGCGATCCTTGCGCCATTGCCGATCTGCGTCAGATCGAGCCGCACAGATTGAACCTCAAATGGCTTGCCGGCCTGCGTGTGATCTCCGGTAAAGCCCCAACGCTCGTATTTGAAAAACGCGGTTTCTCCAGCGGACACCCGCCAAGCTTTCAATTTGCCGCTGATCTTGACCATCTGCTGGCGGCGATTGGTCTCCAGCGCGACCTTTGCAAGCCTTTGTGCGGCCGAAGCAGAGATCGTGAACGGCAGGGAAATGTCCCGCCAAACCTGCTCGCCTTCGTCCTCCTCACGGTAGAAGTCTGAGGCGTAAGCCGGAAAGTCGTCTGGCTGCCAGTTATTCTCCGGGCTCACAAATTGGCCGCGCACCGCGTTGAAGTTGGATGTGCGGCTTTGCCGTGTGGTCAAGGCAATGCCGCCTTCGCGCACGTCGTCGCTTGTCAGGACTTCTGTGGGGATGCGGTATGCGCCCGCGCGCAGGCGCCACTGCCCGGACTGCCAAACCGTGCGGCCCGCCATAGCGGTCAACATGGCCTCAATAATAGTCTTGGGAGGCTCGGAGAGCGAAACCACCCCATTGCAGGTGTAGCGGCGCTCCGTGGCGCCGTCCGATAAAGGGACGGTTTCGTCACAGATGTTGGCGGCTTCCACTAGGCTGTTAGCCTCGATGCCGTCATCCGCGCCAATTCCAGCGCCAATGCCAAAATTCGGGTGTGCCATATAGTCCGCCACGCACAGCGCCGCGTTGCTGGTATAGCCCCGGGTGTTTGTGCGCGGATCCAGAACGTCGCTTTTGCCCTCCAGATCGACCGTGATGTTGGGAATGCCTACGGGGAAGGCGTCCTGATCGTAGGTCAGGCGCAAATAGATGGCGGCGCACCCAGCGATCCGGTGCTGCTCTGTCCAAAGATCAGGCGCGGCCTCAATAAGACCGGCAAAGGCCTCTTGGTCCAAATCGCCTAAGCGCTTTTCGACAGTGACCTTGTCCTCCCAGCGTCCTTGCGCGGCCCCTTCGGCGTCAACGGCCTCCTCGCCTTCAAAGTAAATCGATCCGATCGAATTTACTTTGTGGCCGGCAAGCACGATCACCAGATGCAGGTATTTGTCTTTTTCTCCTGTCGAATGGAGAAAAGTGATGACCCCACCTTTGCGCGCGCGGCCATAAACCATCTCTCGCGGCATAGCTGGCTCGCGAACGGTGACCGTGCGCGCCTGCATCTCGATCTGGCCCATTGAGGGCTTTGGCATCATCGAGGATGCGGCGGCTGACAGCAGCATCGAAGCGCCGAAATTGGCCGCAAAGCCGATCAACCCGCCAGCGGCAAATGCCGCCGCTACACCACCCGCCGCAATTGCAGCGCCCCCAAGGGCTACAGCTCCAACGACAACAGGTGGCATGTGCTAAGTCCTCCAAGCCAAACGGCAGTTTGAAAGGGGTAAAAAACTCAGGCCATCAGGCCCGACAAAAGCAACGCCCGCCCCAAGGCAAACGCCAAAAGCCTCAGGGTCGCTGCCGAGCACCAGATCTCCACGTTGTGCCAGCAGCACAAACTTAAGTGGTTCTCCCAGCAGGTTCCGTCCTCCGGCCTCAAGGTCTGACCACCCGAGCTTTCGAAGGACGCGCTTTGCGCCCAGAGGGGTTGTGTACCGGCCGCGCCATAAAGCGGCATCGTCTTGGCCGCCGGTCAGCTTCCGACGGACGTCAAACGCCCAAGTTGCGCAATCGTGGCTCCCCCATTCAAAGGGCTGAATGCGCGCGTGTGCCACGGCGGTTGCAAGGCATTGCTCCCAGTCTGGAATTCGGCTCATCCTCGGCCCCACGTGATATCTTTGTCTTGGATGGAAGTGACGTGCTCAAACCCCCGGTCGCCCGGGTGCAGCACTTGCTGGCTTTCATGCGTGTATCGCCAGCTTCGCGCGGTCCCTAAATCAATCAGCCGGCTCTCATAGGAGATTGTTATCGTGCAAGATGCACCATCTTCGCTGATTTCCGGCACGTCGAGACGGCCTGAGAAAGCTTGCACCGGGTTTGCGATAACCTCTCGGTCGGGCGTGAGCATGGCCAGCCAAATGCGGCCGGGCTTGCCCTGACGCGCTTCCTCAATCGCAAGTCCGATCAGGTTCATTGGAACGCTGGACAGCGAAACGGTCGTCCCAGAGGCGACAACCTCTGAGGTCTCCTCTAACGAGCCAAGCCCCATGAGTGCCCCTGCGCCGGTCCAAATCTGATCATTCCACTCGATGTCGTGGGGGCCGGTCCACAGTCGCACCCAGCCCGAAGCAAACTCACCTTCAAAGAAGATTGCGGGGAAAAGCTCGCCACTTTCCATTGCCGCTAGATAGCCTTGGGTCGCTTCACGGGTCATAGAGCTTCTCTTGCGCTAAAAGTGATTTGATACTTTCCAGCTCGACTGATTTGCGCGGGCACCGGCTCGTTCAAACGCAGCACTGCCTTTGGTCGCCCAACGTTCAGTTCAGTGCCCGCCGATGGAGAAGACCGCAATCGTGGCACAAAGCGCAGCGTGGCTTCACCGGTGGCGTCTGAGGACACGTCCTCGGTCACTTGATAGAGCCGCGATGCCGCGTCTTGGCCCAGAGAAAAGAAATCGCCCGCCATGAGCAAAGGCCGCTCCGAGAGCCATCCCATAGTGAGCAAGGCGTTACCGGTTTGGTTGTTGGCTGCGACTACGCCCTCTCCAGTTTGGCCCGGCGGCTCGATGCTCGGGTCATGGAACAAGAACCGGCCACGAGACCCACCAAGGGCAGCAAAGAAGGCCGACAATCGCCGCCCATCTACTGGCTTCAAAAGGGCTAAAGTGACCTGATATTCCCACCATTCGCCCCCCCAATCTTGCACTTCTTGCGTGCCGGTGAATGGGGAGGTTGTTGCTGTCACCGCAGTGGCCAGCCGGCGCTCAAGCCGGCTGACGAGGTTTATGGGGAGCTCCGGGATCATACCGCGTATCCTCGCCGACGATTGTCCGCGACATTTTGGGTCGCGATGCGTGCAATCTCGGGCACAGCGGCCCGAAGTTTTAGTTCGATCTGCTCGGCCACGCCCATCTGCGCGCCCCGTGCATCGATGCTGATGCTCATGCCGCCTGCAGACCCTGCGTTGCCATACCCGGCTGCCTCACGGCGGTTGAGAACGCGCTCACCCCTTTGAAGGATCGTAGGAACCTCGTCGGGACGCAGGCCCGCCCAGCCTCCGCTGTGCATCTTGGGAGCCCCCGCGAAGGCAGAAGCGGGCAACGAGCGTGTGTGGCCCGATACTCCGACTATTCCGCCGCTGTGAGAGACCGCAGCCGTCACGTTTGCGCTGCCGCCAAAGACACCGCCCAAAGCGTTAGCAAGAGGCCCCAAGACAGCGTTGCGAAACGCGAGGACCGCAAGATCCGCAAGAATGGCGCTCACGAAGCTCTTAAAGTTGATCTTGCCGGTTTCGATAAAACTACGAAACGCGCTCTCCGCACCGGAAAACGCGCTCGTTAAAGCGTCACCGAGGCCTTTGCCCCAATTCATTGCGTCGGCGGCATATTGGCGAAGGCTTGAGTTGACCGCGTCGAAACCTGTCAGCTCGGTCTTTGTCTCCTTCGCCTTGTTGCCTGCGTTTGCCACGGATGTGCCAAGCCGGTCAGAAGCAGCCGTCGCTTTATCGAGCGCCTCTGCGCCTTCCTCGCCGCTGCCGGCCACGGCCTCTCGCAATGCTGCCCAAGAGGTCAAGGGCAACATCGAGCCGGTTGCGAGATCACTCGCCGCCTGACGGTAGGTGTTGGCCGTGGCCAAGGCGTCGGATGCGATCACATCTAGCCCCAAGTCCGGGCCCGTGAGCGGGTTTTCCTCAAACGCGCGTTCAAAGGCGTCCGCTGCCGCGGTGCCGGCGTCGCTGGATGCGCCTGCAAACGGGTTTTCAATATCGCCAAGGCTGATATCGCCGATTTCACCAAAGGTTGTCTCGATCCCAACCGCAGCCAGCGCGTCGCGGATTTTGCCAGTGAACGCATCGATCCGAGAGATTGCGCCGTTCAGCATCGCCTCAACGCCGTCGAGCATTCGATTGGCCGCGTTAAATACAAGATCCCCGATGACCATTGGCAGCCGAGACCAGATTTCCTTAATCGCGTTTAAGGCGCCTTGAAACGTGTTTGCCGTCGCGTTGCCGAATTCCACCACGCGCTCGATGGCAGAGCTCATGCCTGTCGCGGCATCGGCTTTTAGATCGTAGAACATCGCCGAGGCCGCAGCTCCTGCGGCAGAGGCACCCATCTTGATCCGGCCCCAGACTTCGGCGCCGACGTCTTTCAAAAGAGCCATAGCAGCCCCAAAACTTCCGACACCCGAGGCGAGCTGGCTGAATTGGTAGACCAGCTCACCAGCTCCCACGATCAGGGCGCCGACCCCGGTGCGGATTAGCGCACCGCGTAGGACCAAAAGCGTTGTCGCAAGACCGCGCACAGAAAGCGCCGCTGCGGCAAA